ATTGGTATGCAAAGGCACGACCAAAACAAGTTATAGTAGATAACAATGAGCATAATATTTACCTGTTTTTAGCAGGTAGAGGTTGGGGAAAAACTTTAACAGGCGCATATGACATAGTTCAATATTGTTTATTGAATCCTGAAGTTACGTGTGGGGTAGTCGCTCCAACATATGGCGATCTTGCCAAAGTCTGTTTTAATGGAGCGAGTGGAATCGTTTCTATTATTGATAAAGATTTATTAGCGGATAGAGGTTACAACAAGTCTAGCGCAGAGATAAAATTCTACAATGGTTCAAAGATAATAGGATTCCCTGCTATCGAGCCTGATAGGTTAAGAGGGGTTCAGTTTCATAGAGTATGGTGTGATGAGTTAGCTTCATGGCGTTATAGAGAAACCTTTGATAACTTGATGATGGCTTTACGGTTAGGTCAAAATCCAAAATGTATTATCACAACAACGCCCAGACCAATTCCAATTATTAAAGAATTAGCAAAAAGATCAGACACAAAGGTAATAAGCGGATCTACATTCGAGAACTCTGATAACTTAGCTGAATCATCTTTGCGTATGTTGAAAGAGAGATATGAAGGTACTAGGCTAGGACAGCAAGAATTGTACGCAGAAATACTAGAGGATATAGAAGGCTCACTATTCTCAAGAAGTAATATTGAAGATAACAGAGTTAAAGAAGATGATATGCCTGAGTTAACAAAGATTGTAGTAGCTATTGATCCAGCCGTAACAAGCAACGCTAACTCTGACGAAACAGGGATTATTGTAGCTGGAAGAGGAATAGATGATAAGTTTTATGTACTAGATGATAGGTCGGGAGTCTTCTCTCCAGATATATGGATTAAAAGAGCATTAGCGCTGTACTATGAATATAAAGCAGACTATGTTGTTGCTGAAGTTAATAATGGTGGAGACTTAATTGAAGGACTTATAAGGGTACAAGACCAGACTGTTCCATATAAAAAGATAAGAAGCTCACGAGGCAAGATGTTAAGAGCAGAACCAGTATCATCTCTTTACGAACAGAATAAAGTTCACCACGTTGGTGAGTGGACAGAGTTGGAAGAACAAATGTGTATTTATACTGGAAATACTATATCATCACCTGATAGACTTGATGCGTTAGTCTTTGCTATTACTAGTTTGCAGTCAAGTGGAGAAGCAGTTTTTAAAATTAGTTGAGGGAAAATAGAATGGGATTATTTGACAGATTTAGAAACAAACAAAATGAGCAAAGACAAGTGAAAGAAGCGCCACAAGTTATAATCAATAAAATAAATGCTTATGAAGGTAGAAGTAATAGAAAGTATAAAGATTATGCAAAAGACGGATATCAAGACAATGCAATAGTTTATAAATGTATATCAATGATCGCCAACAATTCTAGCGCAGTTAAAATGGATGTTTATGCAGGCGATAAAGTCTTACAGAGTCATCCTTTAATATCCCTCTTAGAAAGACCTAATCCATTACAGTCTGGTGTTGAGTATTTTCATTCAATGATAAGTTACTTATTAATTTCTGGTAACTCATATATGTTGAGAGATAAAGAAACATCCATGCCTTCCGAATTATACTTATTAAGACCAGATAGGGTTGAAATAAAATCAAGCTATTCAATGATTCCAGAAAAATATAAATATAAGATTGATAGTAAAACGATAGCAGAATATCCAGTCGACAAACTAACGGGCGCATCTCAACTAAAGCATATAAAATTATGGAATCCATTAGATGACTTTTATGGATTATCTCCTATTGTTGCATCAGCTTATAATATAGACCAACACAATCTAGCAGGCTTACACAATGTAGGCTTATTGAAAAACGGCTGTACTCCATCAGCTATGTTAAAGTTTCAACCTAAAGACGAAACAGGAATGACAGCTACATTATCAGATGATCAAAGGGCTATGATCTTAGAAGATCTTGAGTTTAGATTTAAAGGAAGTAATAACTCAGGTAGACCAATGTTATTAGAAGGAGATTTTGAATACGTTCAAATGGGGTTAAACCCGAAAGATATGGACTTCTTAGAACTTATGAATATGTCAGCTAGGGAGATTGCATTAACTTTTGGTGTACCAGCACAGCTTGTTGGTATAGCAGATCAAACGTATGCGAATGTTGCGGAAGCTAGATTATCTCTTTATGAAGAAACTATTATACCGCTACTAAATAGAATTGAATCAGATTTAAACGAATGGTTAGCACCTTTATATGATGGTGATATCACAATTAAATATGATATAGATTCTATCCCAGCTATGGCAGAAAAACGAAAACAAATATTTGCGAACGTAAGCATGGGAGTAGACAAAGGGATTATATCAAGAAATGAAGCTAGAGAAAAACTAGGGCTTGAACCTATAGATGGTGGAGACACAATACTTGTTCCAAGTAACCTTTTCCCATTAGGCGAAGTATCAACAACAGAAGCGCCAGAAGATGAAGATAAGCCTGTAGATGCAGAAGGTAACGAAAAGTATGATGATTCTTTTGAAATGGCTTACGGCACAAAAGCTATGCTGGAAGAAGATGTGTTTGATAATGAAGAAGATGCAGAGGAAAGAGCGGAAGTAATAGGTTGTTCTGGAAGTCATGCAATGGATAAAGATGGTAAAGAAGTTTATATGCCATGCTCAACACATGCCGAATACGACAGCTTAGTTGATGAAAAGGCTGTTTCTGATTTAACATTTAATGTAACAGCAGGAATGAAGTCAGAAGCCAAAAAGGGTTTAGAGTGGAGAAAAGAATTCAATAGAGGTGGAACAGCAGTTGGAAGCACAAGAGCAACACAAATAGTTAATGGTAGTCCAATGTCTGCTAGTACCGTTTTAAGAATGTACTCTTTCTTCTCTAGGCACGAAGTAGATAAGCAAGGAGAGGGATTTAAACCAAGTCAAAAAGGATACCCTTCAGCAGGAAGAATAGCATGGGCGCTTTGGGGCGGAGACGCTGGCTTTAGTTGGAGTAAAATGCAGAGAAATAAAATCATGGCAGAGCGAGAAGGGAAAGCAGAAGCAGATGCTTTAAAAGTTGGAGATATGGTTTCATGGAATAGTTCAGGCGGTAGAGCAACAGGTAAAATAAAAAGGATTGTAAGATCAGGTAAATTATCTGTACCTAAAACAACTTTTACACTTAATGCAACAGAAGATAATCCAGCCTGCCTTATTGTGGTATATCAAGGTGGCGAACCATCAAAAACTGTTGTTGGACACAGATTTTCAACTTTGCGCAAATTATAAGGGAGCGATCATGTTTAAATTTGGAGATAGGTCAAAAGAGAAATTAGAAGGAGTACATGAAGATCTTCAAACAATTATGTATGAGGCTATTAAATTAAGCCCTATAGATTTTGGAATAACAGAAGGCATGAGAAGCCTAGAAAGAGCGGAACAATTAAAAGCCGAAGGATTAAGTAAGGTAGGAAGTAAATCAAAACATTGCAGAGGATTAGCTGTAGACATTGTTTGTTATAACGGGGGTAAAGTAACATGGGATTTAGATTTCTATGAAGCTGTAGCTCAAGTTGTTGGAGAGGTATGCGATATTGTAGATATAAAAGTTAGATGGGGTGGAAGCTGGGAGACTGGTAATTTCAAATTAAATAGAGATATGGGCTTTATAGATGCGGTACATTTTGAATTAGGAGAGTAATGGCTTCCAGAATTAAAATAAGTAGGCGCAAAGAATACAAAGAGCAAATACGAGCATATCTAAACTTTTCAAAAAACTTAAACGCAAAATTAAAAAGATTATTTAGAAAAGTAAAAAGAAAAGCATCTGTAAAATATATAAATGGTATGTTTATTGAAGATATAATGTTTTTAGAATTTGGTGAAGAATTATATAAAATGCTTTCTAATCATTATAGATTGGTTATTGGTAGTACAGCAAACAGACTTATTAAGATTAGAACAAAGCAAGATCAGGAAACAGAACAGCTTATTGATAAATTCCTACGAGAAAATTTAGCGCAGAAAGTAAGTCAAATATCAGAAACAACTAGAGCCTTGCTAGCAACTACTATAGCAACGGGTATTGCAGACGGACTGGGCGTTGTTGATATGGGTAAACTTATTCAAAAGTCTGTTGCATTTGCAGACTATAGAGCCACTATGATAAGCCGTACAGAGACGCACACGTCTTTAAATTACGCAAGTATGCTTGTATCTAAGGTATTGCAATTCCAGAATCCTAAAAAGGTCTGGGTGTCCGCATTAGATGATAGGACACGAACATGGCATTTTAATATGGATGGAAAAAAAGTAGAAGAAAATGAAATGTTTAAAGTATCAACGCCAAAAGTTGGAATTGTTTTAATGGAGTATTGTGGAGATCCAAGAGGTGGAGCAAGGAATGTTATTAACTGTAGATGTATGACGCAGACCTATGACGAAGAAGATGAAATACTTGCTTAAAAAAAAGAGGGCTTTTACACCCTCAAGAGGTAGAGCTCCTAATGAATCTTTTTGCGATCTTGATAATTAAAAGATTGTACTAACTTCCAAGTATTATCTTGTAGCTTACGAAGCTGGTCAAGTTCAATATCAAAACACTCTGCAACATGATTTAGTATCTCAAAGTTTTCCTGAATTGTCTTATCAATTAAATCTTTTTGCTCTATAGATAATCCTGATAACCCTTTTTTATTTAAAGCCTTTTTCTTTTCGTACTCTATTTCCCATTTATCTTTCTTGCTCATTTTAAACCCCCTTCTAGTAAAATTACTGTTCCAGCTACCTCAATATCAAACATTTCTGAAAGCATTTGATTGAATGGTAACTCATTAACCCAACCTTCTTCATTCACGATCACGTCAAAAGATTTATTGTTAATCTTCACTTTTTCTGGGTGAACTTGAATCAATCCACCAACTATCTTTTGCATTTCTTTTAAGTCTAATTGCTTATCGTTTTTTTCTATTATTGTTATCATTATTTACTCCCCCTTAAACATCCAGCGTCTTGTAATGCTCTTGTAGTCATATCAGTTTGTGTGATGAATACCATACCTGCCATAATCTCTCTTATTTCTGGTAACTCTTCGTATATGTGTTCACATCCTTTAGGGCATTTGCTATTGATCAGCATCTGTAGATGAAAGAACTGTTTCTGCTGTTCTTCATTCGACATTGCTTGTAATGATTTTATAATCTTTAATCTTCTTTCTTTTGTCATGCTCATTGTTTTATCCTCATAAAAGTGGGGGCTTTCACCCCCTGTTAATTAACTTGTTAGCTCGTTAAGATTCCATGATCTACGGGGTTCATATGCACAACTGTCTTCTAGAGCATCTCTGAGTTCTAGCGCTGAAAGCATTCCGTAATTTATCTTACTATTGTCTGTGTCTAGTAACATATAATATCCTGCAGATTTATTATTATGATTATCAATAACATCAAAATAAACCTCGTTACTACCTTCTTCTACTTTTCTTAATACTTTAAATCTTTTCATTTTATTGCTCCTAGTTATTTATCTATATACTTAATGTATATAGGTACAGTATATATACATATCCGATATAGTCAAGTCTTTTTCACAATTAATTTTAATTAATTTTCGTAGTTGTGTTTAAGACTGGTTTATTGTTAGAATAGTAAGAACTTTTACTTGACAATGGAAACACTATGTCTGAAGAAATATTAGAAGTGGTCAATGATGTATTAGATTTAGAATGTAATTATAAAGGGTTGGATGCAGACGAAGATGGTAGCTTTGAAGGTTACGGATCAGTCTTTAATAATAAAGATTTAGGAAATGACGTTATTAAAAGCGGAGCTTTTGCCGACTCTATAAAATACAAAAAACCAAAACAGATTAAATTACTTTATCAACATAAAACTGATGAGCCTATTGGCGTGATAGATTCTCTTGAAGAAGATAACAGAGGATTGAAGATTAAAGGTAGACTTGCTATGGGAACACAGAAGGGTAAGGAAGTTTACGAACTAATGAAAATGGGCGCATTAGATAGCATGAGCATTGGATATAGGCTTAGTCCAGAGGACTATAAATATAGCGACAAGTTAAAGAAAAGAACTATTACTAATTTAGATTTAATGGAAATATCAATGGTTACGTTTCCAATGAATCCAAAAGCAAAGATTACGAAAGTAAAACTTGCTGAAATGGACGTAAGAGAATTAGAAAAATATCTATGTGATATAGGTATGACTAATTCTGTTGCAGAACAAAGTGCTGGCGTACTATTTAAGTCATTTAACCGAGAGGTTAATGAACAAGGTGATCTTGTTAATAGTTTAAAACACTTAACGGATATAATTAAATATTAACGGAGATTATTATGAGTGAAGAAATCAAATCTGTTATAGATAATTTGAATTCATCTTTTGAAGATTTTAAAAGTGAAAATACAAAGCGTCTTGACGAAGTTGAAAAGAAAGGCTCTGCTAGTGCTGAACTTGAAAGCAAAGTTGATGCTATGGCTGATGACATTGTAATGATGGCAGAAACAAAGCAAAAAATTGAGCTACAAGCTAAGGCTTTAGAAGAAGCTGAAATAAAATTAGATAAACTGGAAACTGTTTTAGCTAGACCAGAAACAGGGTTAAACACAAAAGAAGTTGGTGTTCAAATGAAAGCGTTTTCTAACATGTTAAGAAAAGGCGAAAAAGAGCTAGATGAGATGGAACGTAAGGCACTTTATGAGTCAGACGATACTTTAGGCGGATATTATGCGCCAGAAGAATACGTTGCCGATTTAATAAAGTCAGTTACTGAAATCTCGCCATTACGTTCTATTGTTAGAGTAAGAACTACTTCTAACAGAGGTATTGAGATTCCTAAAAGAACTGGTCAGTTCGCTGCAACATTTGTTAATGAAACAGCAACAAGATCAGAGACAACTGGATATCAGACTGGCTTAATGCAAATTGATGCCCACGAGCTTTATGCTTTAGTGGATATCTCACAAGCGTTGTTAGAAGATTCAGCTTTTGATTTAGAAAGCGAAATGACTACAGAGTTTGGAGAGCAGTTTGCAAAAAGAGAAGGTACTGCATTTATATCTGGAAATGGCGTTGGTCAACCTCAAGGTATAACATTCGCTGGTGCTGGTGTTGCTTCTGTAAATTCTGGAAGTGGTACAGTTCTTACAACAGATGGTTTGTTAGACCTTATGTATTCTATTAAATCTGATTACATGAATAATGCAAGATTTGTTATGAACAGAAGTTCATTAGCATCTATTCTGAAATTAGAAGATGGTGAAGGTCAAAAAATCTTTGTAAACGGTATGTCTTATGTAGGTGGAGCGCCATCAACAATATTGGGCAAACCTTATGTTCTAGCTGAAGATATGCCAGATGTAGGTAGTGGAACAAAACCAGTTGCTTATGGAGATTTTACTAAAGCCTATACAATCGTAGACAGGGTTAATCTTTCAGTAATGAGAGATCCGTACTCAGTAGCGACTGCTGGGAATATACGTTATATCGCCAGACGTAGAGTTGGCGGAGCTGTAGTTCTTGCGGAAGCAATAGCACTACAAAATATTTCAGCATAATATAGGAGATTAATTATGAGAGATTTAGCTAATAGAGTAGTACAGACAGCAGTTTTAGCTCCTGTAGTTCAAAACGCAACAGTAACATCGGCTGCGATTGACCTAGAAGGTTTTAATTCTGCAATGATATCAGTAGCTACAGGTGTGGAAGGTGTAACACTAGGTAGCTCTGTATTTTGGACTTTTATTCTTCAACATTCTGATGACGACTCAACTTATACAGTTGTAAGTTCTGATAGTGATGTTACAGATGGAAGTATTGATTCTGACGGTATTTTCTTAACACTTGATGCTAATGGAGAGACACCACAAGTGTCTGGTATTGGTTATATTGGTGGTAAGAGATATCTAAAGGTAGTTACAACCAAAAATGGAACTATGTCTGCAGGAACGCCTATAAGCGTGAACTGTGTCTTAGGAAATGCCATTAATGCTGGAGATGTAACAACTACTTTTGTTTAAGTAGTTATTAAGTTTGTGGGGAGTGGTTTTGATTGCTCATTGTCTGCTCCTCACTCTTATATTGATTAGATAATGTTTATGAAATATTATGTAATGAATAACGGAGATAA